ATTTCTCAGGATACCTTATAGAAAAACCAGCATAATGGCAGCTTCACAAACAACACAAGCAGAAACAGAAATGCGTATTGCAAGATGCGCAAGAATTATTGCCAATGGTGGTAGAAGGTCTGATTGTATTCAATACGCTGCAACAAATTGGGGGGTCACTAAGAGGACTGTTGACAATTACTTAAAAGAAGCAAGAACACAATTACGTGCAGATTGGGATATAGAAAGACCACAGATGATTGCTGATTTACTTAGTCAGTGCAGTACTTTACAGATGGAAGCAAGAAGAAATGGACAACTCAATATAGCTCTTGGCGCAATCAACACTGCGGCCAAGTTAGCTGATCTTTGCTCATGAGTATTCTTGAAACAGTTAAAAAAGGTCATGTATTATTTGGCGATGGCCTATTTGATATACCTTCCACAAAGACAGTACAAGATAGAATTACATCTAATTTACTACCACATCAAGAAAAGTTTTGCGCTGATACAGAACATAGAAAATTAGCTTTGGTCTGTGGCTTTGGTGCTGGTAAGACATATGCACTTGTAAGTAAATCAATTCTGTTGGCATCTATGAATGTTGGTCATATCTCAGCAATCTTTGAACCTACTGCACCAATGTTAAGAGACATACTGATGCGAACTATGAATGATTTGTTAGATGAATGGCAGATACCATATACATTTAGAGCAAGTCCATTGCCAGAGTACCAATTGCAATTTAAAGAAGGTGTACATACTATTCTGTTAAGAACCATCTTGACCTACCAAAGATTGCGTGGTCAAAACTTATGTGCTGTTGGTTTTGATGAAGCAGATACTGTTGCAAAACGAGATGCAGAGCAAGCAATGAATATGGCACTTGCTAGACTCAGGTCAGGTAATGTTCAACAGTTTTACGCTACTACAACACCAGAGGGTCACTCATGGGCGTTTGATACTTTTGAAAAAAACGCCAAAGAAGATACTCGGTTGATAAAAGCAAAGACAGCAGATAACCCATATCTTCCAGAGGGTTTTATTGATTCATTACTCGAAAACTACCCACCACAACTTATACAGGCTTACCTCAACGGAAATTTCTGCAACTTAACCACAGGACAAGTCTACGATAAGTTTGATCGCAAAATTCATGTTTTACAGAATAATCCATATGTTGATGATAATGAACCTTTACGAATTGGAATTGACTTTAACATTGGAAACATGAATGCAGTAATTGGTGTGGCAGTAGGTAATAAATTTATGGTCATAGATGAAATCTCAAAAAGCCACGATACTGACAGTATTGCAAAAGAAATTAAAGGGAGATACCCTTTCAACAAAATATATATCTATCCTGATGCGTCAGGTGGAAACAGAAGTACAAATGCTACAAAGACCGATATCCAAATATTAGAAAGCTATGGCTTTGTTAATCAATCTGCTTTGTCTAACCCACCAGTACGAGACAGGGTTAACTCTGTGCAAGGTTTACTGTTAAATGGAAAAGGCGAAACAAGATTAATGATTTCAAAAAAAGCTGTAAAGTTAATTGAATGTTTAGAGTTGCAAAGTTATAACGAAAGAGGAGAACCAGACAAAGATGCAGAATGATGCGCTCGGTTACATAACTTGGCGGTTGTTCAATCCCTTACATATGGGGGCTGGTCGCAAAACTGGTATTAGGCTTTATTAAGATTATTGTCTAAACTATAAACAAACATTGGAGCAAAACTGTGTATTCTGGATATAGTCATTACAACAGACAGACAGCCGGTAGTAGAGGTACAGAAATAAATGACCCCAACAATACATGGTTTCAGCAAGAGCCACATTGGATATTAATTGAAGATTTACTTGGTGGCACATATCAAATGAGGTCAAAGCATAGAAAATATCTAATGCAAGAACCTAGGGAACTGGATGAAAGTTATGACAATAGATTAGCTCGTTCTGTCTGTCCACCTTATTTTCTTAGGCTAGAAAGAATGTTGGCTGGTATGTTAACTCGTAAACCAGTAAGACTAAACGAGACAGGAGATGCCATAAGAGAACAACTGTTCAACGTAGATTTACAAGGTAATGATCTCAATGTTTGGACATATGAGACAGCAAGAAAAATGATTCGTTATGGTCATGTTGGTGTTTTGATAGATGCGCCAGCAACTGGTTCTAGTGGTAGACCATATTGGGTTACATATACACCAAGAGATATTTTAGGTTTTCGCACAGAGATGATAGATGGCGAAATGCAGTTTACACAATTAAGACTACAAGAAAAAGTATCAGAGCCAGATGGTTTATATGGCGAAAAAATTGTAGAGCAAGTTCGTTTGCTTACACCCGGCAATTTTGAAATACACAGAAAAGCAAAGACAGGTAAGTTTGTAAAAGTAGATGAAGGAACAATGCCAGTTGATAAAATACCTTTTTCTGTTGCTTATTCCAACAGAGTTAACCTTCTGGATTCAAGACCGCCTATGGCAGATATAGCAGAACTAAATTTAAAAGCTTACCAAATACAATCTGACCTTGATAACCAACTACATATATCAGCAGTACCAATGCTTGCCTTCTATGGCTTTCCACAAAATGCTGAAGAGGTGTCGGCTGGTCCGGGCGAAGCTATTGCTTTTCCAGCAGATGGTCGTGCTGAATATATTGAACCAGATGGTAAAAGTTATGATGCACAGTTTCGTAGATTAGATAGATTAGAAAGTCAAATCAATGAATTAGGTCTTGCAGCAGTACTTGGTCAAAAGTTATCTGCAGAAACAGCAGAAGCAAAACGAATAGATAGGTCGCAAGGCGATTCAACAATGATGGTTGTAGCTCAACAGATGCAAGACATGATTGATAACTGTTTAATGTTTCATAGTCAATATATAAATTCTGAAGCTGGAAGTTGTTTTGTAAACAGAGACTTCCTATCACAAAGATTAGAGCCACAAGAAATACAAGCATTACTTACACTTTACACTTCTGGTTCGATTACACAGAAAACACTTCTTGACCAACTTACTGAGGGTGAGGTTCTTGGTGATGAGTTTGATGTTGAAGAAGAAATAGAAGCAACGCAAACTGGTGGCATGGTTGAAATGGCACAGCCGAAACAAGAAGCAGAACCAGATGAACCAGAACAAGATGAAGAGTAATTTATGTCAACACCTGAAACTTTTTACAGAGAGGCGATTGACTTAAACCGCTACAGCAACCAAGTTGCTAGACAGATTGTTACGAATTACAACAATGTAATTTTAGATTTAACAAATAAATTGGCAACCATAGATGAAGTTACAGCACCAGCTACTGTCGCAAGAATTAGAGCTATGTTGGTGCAAATGAAAGAAAGTCTTGAAAGTTGGTCTAATGCAAGTGCAGTTTATTTAGCAGACGAACTACAAGGTCTTGCTGTATTCCAAACAGAATTTGTAAAAGATCAACTTGAAAGGGTATTACCAAAAGGTACTGTTGGAGTTAACTCTGTACAAATATCTCCAGACTTTGCTCGTAGTATTGTTTTTACTGACCCGACAGAAGTAAACATATTAACATTACCGACTGATCTAGAATCTACTGTTCAAAGAACATTTAACCTTACTGCAGCCAAAGGTTCTGCAATTACTTTACCAAGCGGTCAAGTAGCAGAAAAAGCTTTTCGTGGAATATCTACAAAACAAGCAGAATTAATTTCAAGTCAGATTCGTATTGGTATTACAGAAGGCGAATCTATTCCCAAGATTGCAAAAAGACTAAGAGGTAGATTGCAGTTTGGTGCAAACCAAAACATGACAGCAAAAGCACAAAGACTTGCTGGTGGAGATGGCATGAAGTTAGCAAACAACCAAGTAATGACTATTGTACGAACTTCTGTTAATCAAGTACAAAATTCTGTTAATCAAGAAACATATGCAGCAAATCAAGAGGTTACGCAAAGATATGAATATGTTGCAACTTTAGATGCGAGAACAAGTGCGATCTGCGGAAGTTTAGATGGAAGAATTTTTAAATATGGAGAAGGTCCTATGCCACCACAACATTTTAATTGTAGGTCAACTACTGTTCCAATAATAGATGACGAAGATTTGCGAAAAAAATTTCCTGATACTCGCCCAAGTGCTACTGGCAGAGTGCCACAAGGTATGAATTATGCGACTTGGTTAAAAGATAATCCATCAATACAAACCGATGCACTTGGTAATAAAAAAAGATTTTTTAATTATCTGATTGATAAAAAAAGAAAAAGTCCAAGAGAGGCTTTGCGATTAATAATTAAAGATGATGGAACAGAGCTACCATTAAAAGAGTTAATAAAAAAATACCCAAATGCCACTTAAGAAAGGGAGACAACCAAAGACAATTACAGGCAATATAAGGCAACTAATACAAGAAGGTTATTCAAGAAGCCAAGCTGTTGCTATTGCTTTGTCAAAAGCTGGCAAGAAAAAAACAAGACGCAAAAGAAAATAAAAGTTATGATATAAATAGTTAGTATAAAAACTATGCCAAAAGGGAAAGGTTATGGTTCTATGAAAAAAATCAAAAAAAAAGGTGGTAAAAAGTAATGGCAAAATCATTAGCTGAAAGATTGTCTGAAGCAAAACAGGCAGCACAAACTTGTAAACCAAAGAAAAATGCGAAAGCTAAGAAGGGTTCCTAAGGACAAAAAAACTGGCATCAACAAAGTTTATTTGGCTGGTTCAAGAAACCCTGCAGCAAAAGCTGCAGAGATTAAAAGAACAGCAAAGCTTTATAAATCAGGTGCCTATATTGATATTAAAGCTGTACAAAAATCCAGAGTTGCTCAAGATGTCACAAAAAAGCAGAAGAAAACCACTAAACGCCGCAACAAAAAATAGTCTTAAAAAAAAGGCTGAAGGCACTAAGTTTAAATATGGTGAACTTGCAGAAGTTTACAGAAAGGGGCAGGGTGCATATCTTTCTGGCGGTTCTCGTAATGTACCAATGGCTGCATGGGCAATGGGTCGGGTTAATAGTTATATGAGAGGAGATAAAGCAAGAACAGTTGATATGGCTATTTACAAGAGGTATAGAAAATAATGGCTATTGAAAGAGGCGGGCATACTTTTGTTGGTGTTGATAAACCAATTAGAACTCCTAACCATAGAAGTGGTAAAAGCCATGCTGTTGTAATAAAACAAGGAGATGGTTACAAATTAATTCGTTTTGGTATGCAAGGTGCAAAAACTAAGCCACCAAGAAAAGGCGAATCAGATGCAGATAAAGCAAAAAGAAAATCTTTTAAAGCAAGACACGCTAAAAATATTGCAAAAGGTAAGACAAGTGCTGCATATTGGGCAGATAAGGTCAAATGGTAGTATAAAGAGTATATTAATTATAAAGTTACGCTTTATTTATGTCAGAAGAAAACAAAGAGGTGGCTACGCCGCCAACACCAAACAGCACAGAAGTTGACCAGTTAAAAGAATCAATTAAAAAATTAGAGGCTAAAAATTTCGAGTTAATAGGTAAAATGCAGAAAAAAGAATTAATGCAAGTACCTGATGATTACGAGTCTTTGTTAGCGTTCAAACAAAAACATGAGCGAGAACAGTTAGAAAGTGAAGGAAAATACACAGAAGCGACACAAGCACTTGAACAACAGTATCGAGATAAATCTGCTGAAGATAAAAAAAGAATTGAAGAGTTAACTGCACGAAATAGGGAGCTTGAACTTATAGCCCCTGCAATGCAAGCTTTATCTGAAATAACCCATGACCCTGAGTTGGTATTAAATAATTTAGTACCAAAAGATCAAATGCAGATTAAAGAAGGCATACCAGTAGTGGTTGATGGATATGAACAGTTACCAGTACAAGAATATGTAAAAAATAAACTTGAGAAAACAAAACCTTACTTATTAAAAAACAAATTACCAACAGGTGGCGGTGCGCCTATTTCAAGACCATCAAGTGATAATTTTTCAGAAGATATGCTGAAGCCATATTTAAAAGAAACATTTAATTTGTCTGAACAAGGTAGAATATTAAAAACAAAAGGTAGAGAAATCCACGAAAAGTTGATTGAAATAGCAAATTCACGTTAATATGTAAATATTAGGCAAAGCTACGCTAAGTCAAATAGGGTTACGCCCACAC